TCCACCTCCCACGGAGAACGACATCCAGTTGCCGAAACCTCGGCGATAAGCTGAGCAGCTTCGGTACAGGTTATGGATGAGTCGGCCATATTATTAGTCTGCTACAATGAACCACGCCGTTCCATTGCTGATGATCGAAACTTTGGACCAGTGCGTCGTCAAAGAATAAGTTGCCGTTCCGTCAATCGTTTCGGAACCAAACGGATCAACAGTGACATGGTTCGCGCCAGCATTCACGCGCTTCACGAAGAATATCCGCCCATTGGCCGTTGCCGCCGGGGGAAGCGAAACCGTAATCGCTGCCGCTGTTGAATTGGCGATAATCGCGAAATCACTCGAAACGATTGAAGTGGACGCCGTAACCGAGCGAACCGTTCCAAACGAAGCAGCATTCGCCGCAGCCGTTCCAGATCCGTCGGCGATGCGGTTCAGAAGCGCAAGCTTCGCCATATCACGCTCCCACGGTGCGCGACATCCAAGAGGGCTAACCTCGCTTAGCAGCGTTGCCGTTTCAGCGCATGTAATGTCGGCCATACGTTTTTTAGCGTTTCGGTTATCGTGCCATCGGACCAGCGCCGCGCTGCATCACCTCGGCGATGAAACCGCCACCACCAGGAGCAGACCCCCCCTCCATCTCCTCTTCCTCCTCATACTCCTCCTCCTCGCCTCCCTCGGCCATCTTCTTGCCCTTAGACTTCTTCTCGTAACCGGGGATGGCCATACCATCAATCTCAATGACTTCCGCCTTTCCGTTCTTACCAAGAACGATAGTCGCCATCGTCTGGAAAGCCTCGCCTTCCTTCAAATTCTCGGGGATTTCAACGCCTTTGGGAATGGTAAATACCGGCATGAAGCGAGCATCAGACTCATGGCATGTATGTCAATCAAAAACCCCCCACCAGCCTTTCGGGCCGATGAGGGGCTGCTCCAACAACGGAGCTGTGAGACAAACAACCTATGAGATAATCCGGTGGCAACAATCGCCGAAAAGAAAAAACCCGCAAGCATTTTCACGCCTGCGGGTCTGTGAATTATTAGCTCGATTACGAGCAGATGATGGTGGTCAAAGCGCCGGTGCAACGACGGAAGATAATCGTCATGCCCTGGTTAGTGAAGATTGGCTCGGGAGCATGAATGAACTCAGCATAGTGCTGACCCTTCTTCTCCAGAGGATCGGCGCAATCCACATCGAGCTTGTAGGCACCAGTCACCCACTGCCACTCGCCCATGTAGTTGGTCGGCATCCAGCTCAAATCACCAACACGGTTCACAGGACGCACAATGTGCGACTTGAACACATACGGGGTGACAACGAACGCAGCCTCGAACGGAGCAGTCACCCAGCTTGAGTTGACGCTGAACACCGTACCCTTCGTGCCATTGGCGCTGGTAAACGGCTGAACCAGCGTGTACTTGCCACCAGCGTAGGTGTAGCGGGGCGGGAACAGATTCGGCACATGCCGGAAGTTCTTAATCACCCGATTCGCGCCAATGCGCTTGAGCAACTCAGCGCCGCTGCCGCTGCCCATATCAGCCTGACGCAGATCCTCACGGAACGCGGGGTTGTTCTGAGCGATGCGCTGAGAAGCCTCCAAGCCGATATAGAGCGGGAACACCGGGCCGTCGCTCGAATAGCTGATGAAGCCAGAGCTATCAGGATTGGTAGCGCCGTTGCGGATCAGCGTGGCAGCAGCCACATCGAGCATCTCCTGAGTCAGCTCGGAGGTGGACTGATTCAGCGCCTGACCAGCGGAACCGGTCTGAATCCAGGGCAGCTCATTCACGCCAGACGGAATCGTCTCAACCTGAGTGAAGGACGAGTCGGCCACAGCCTTGATGGCATACTTGGCGAACATGTTCTGGTAACGGGTTTCCCAAGAACGCTGAGCGCGGATGGAGAGCTTCTCAAGGTACACGCGCAAGAACGCCTCGACGCGATGGTCGAAGGTCAGATCGTCCTTACACAAGAGCGGACCTTTAAGGGCGAAACGCTCAGGACTCCAGGTGACGGCATTGTAGCCGACCGGAACGTCATTGTAGGTGACATCGCAAGCACCACCGTTATCACCAGGATTACCGCTGGCGAGCGTGATGGCCGACCACTCCTCAGCCGCAGTCGGCTCGATGGAGGTGGTGGTGAACGAGGTCTGGGTCAGACCAGTACCCTGAGGATACTCGCCGCGCTCAATCATGTTGAGCCACATCGAGCGGTACGAGGCGCGTTTATAAACGTCCTGCGCGAGCGACTCAGTAGCCACCGCGAAGGCGTTGAAGACATTAGGACAAGCCATGAGATTATGAAATTAAACCGACGTTATCTGCGTTATGGTTGGCCATCCATCCACCACACGGTGGCTGATTATCCAACCTGCTACACGCGGAGTGTCATTGCCGCTTAGACGGTTTTGCGATGGCTGACCAAGCCTCCGCATTGCTTAAGGTCGTTACGCGCACTGACGCACAAGGGCGACTAAAGTGTCAATCACAATTAGTAATTGGCCGCAAACTCATCGGTCAGCTCCGACTGCTCCGCCATGTAGCTCTTGTATCCACAAAGTAGGCCAAGTTTGTGAGGCTGGATGATATGCTCCTTCGCGATGACTCCACGGAATGTGTACGGACCTGGGAAGGTTCCCGTCATCAGAGCGTAGAAATCCACTCCGTCGGTTTTCAATCCTTTGCGCGCATCGACCAATAGCTTTCCATTGTCATACTTGGTCGTTTTTACATCGATGCGAAATCCCGGCGGTGGCGGGACAAGCGCGTCGTAAAGCGGATGCGGAGGATTACGATCCGTATCCAGATCAGGATAAACATTGAACAGCTTGCAGAAAGCCAGCTCACCACAAATCCCCTCAAGATCGACCGTATGCGGATCTTCCGCGCTGATTTTTAGGTTCACCACATTGAAATATCGATTCTTACCATTTCGATTCTTGGCTACGAAATGGGCGAGCTTACGTTCCGCTGTTGAGAGAGAAATACTTTGACCAATTTTGATTTTGTTTAGCATGGTCAAAAAGGCGGAAAATTTTTGAGGGGGGTATCGTAAACGAAGCCCACCCCAAAAGGGGGCGGTCGGTCGGCTCCGCCATCGCCTATTCCCCACAGGAAAACAATCCTTTTCCGTCATTAGCTCATCTAATCCAGTCCATTAGAACGCCAGCGATGCCCAATGTGTGTTATGTTTACTTCGTTTCGGATTCGTTCGTCACGTTCACTTCGAATGACCGATCCGGCATCGATCCGAGTAAATTGATTGACACAGACGCCGCTTCACCTTGTTCCGACCAGCCGAACACCAACGCAGAGCGCTTTGCCACGCTACCAAGGATAGTTTCACGCACGCTTTCATCCTTGATGCCGTCCAAGTCATAGCTGTCTATCCTTTCAAGTGTACTTGCGGCATCGGCCGCTAGCTTGTTTCGGACAAGAGCCGAGAGCGTTTCTAAGGATTCGGTTTTCTTTTCTTTGCAAACCGTTTGCATTTGCGCCTTCACTTTTGTCACACCTTCTCGGCACGCTCTACTCCGCAGAGTATTGATCGGCACGCTCAAATCGCTTGCAATCGCTTGCCACTCTCTTCCGCTGAGATATTCCGCTTTCGCTCTCTCCCATTGCTTGGCCGTCATTCTGAAATGATCGGGTGATGCATGGCCGCTTGCAACGCCAGTTTTTCGCCAGTTTTCCAACCCCGTGGGCTTCAACCAGGTTGCAAAAAAAAGTTTGGAAAACTTTGTTGACTCCTCATTTCACCTCACCTATCGTCATCCCGTCATGAAAAACGAATTCCACCAAATCCTCACCGCAGTGGCCGATAGCGTAGCCACGGCTCAACTAGTCACCGTCACCCTGCCGTCGCTTGAGGCAATTGACGCTGCCGTCGGTTTCCTGCAACGCCATTACGTCGACGTAGATTACGACCGTATCGGTTGCAGCGTCACTATTTTCGGTGACGACCAACGCGTCCATGTTTCCGAGTCTGGCGACGGTGACGAGGGACATTGGGTTTTGAATCTGGTCATCCCTCAAACCGCTTTCATCGACACCAACGCTATCTAATCCATGAAACGAAAACTCCTCTCCTTCCTAGCCTTAGCCTTCCTTTACGCCGTCGCCAGCTATGCTTTCTTCCTGATTTTCTTCAAATCTCAATTCTAAAAACCCAATGAAAAACCTCCTATCCGTCGACACCAACGCAAAGACCGTCAAAGGCCAGAAGCGTGGCTTCATGACCGGAATTCTCTATCTTGCACCTGACCGCCTGTCAGGCCTCATAAACGTGTGTGTCAATGCATCCGACGGATGCCGTCAAACGTGCCTTTACTCGGCCGGTCGTGGCGCGTTTAACAGCGTCCAAAAGGCGCGCATCGCAAAGACCGTTCATTACGTCAAAGACCGTCAGGCCTTCCTTGCGACGCTGACCGAAAACGTGGCTTCGGTTATTCGAAAGGCCAAGGCCAAACGCATGCATCCGGTAATCCGTTTGAACGGAACATCCGATATCGGATGGGAACGGTACTCGGTCATCCAAGCATTCAAAACGACCCGTTTTTACGATTATACCAAAAATTACGACCGCATGCTGACCTTCCTAGATGGAAAACTCCCGTCCAATTATTCCCTGACCTTTTCGCGCTCCGAAGCTAACGAAAGCCAATGCCTCGAGGTCTTAAAGCGTGGGGGCAATGTGGCGGTCGTTTTTCGAAAGTCTTTGCCTACGCATTGGAACGGATATCCGGTCATTAATGGCGACGAAAACGACCTCCGATTCTTAGATCCTAAGGGTGTGGTCGTCGGCCTGACCGCCAAGGGTAAAGCAAAGACCGACGCCACGGGCTTTGTCGTGGGTTAAAGCAACGTATCAGCCTATGCGAAAGCGTAGGTTGCAACGTGTCTTTAGTCTCAATCAAAACTCAATCCATCAAATCCAATGATCAACCGATATCCGGGCCAATGCGTCCAATGTCACGAATACGTTCCCTCAGGCTTAGGAACCGTCACCAAACGCAACCGCGCATGGCGCATAGACTGCAATGCATGCACCGGCCGCATGCCTGAGAATTCCGGCCTTGTGTGCGTCAAAACCTCCTCCGGTTGGACAGGCACGCGCAATGCGCGCGGGCGTTGCGAAGACGCGCCATGCTGCGGGTGCTGCTCTTTCTAAACCCTAAACCCAACGAATAAAAAACCATGTCCAATATCCCGCTTGTCCCTTTCCTACGCTTGCGCGAGTGCGAGGAACCTTTCGTAATGCACGGCCGTCGTTGGCTCTTTGTCACCTGTCTACGCGCAGACGGTTTTCCCGACATTGGAGTCTATTCTTTCGACACCGATCTTTGCCACGATTACCTAGCGTGGCGTGAAGCTTTCAACCTCAAATAAAACCCAACGCATCCAATGACATCAATCCAACGCATAGAAACGGCCGTGGACAACCTGATCAACGGAAACCTCACGCACGCACGCAAGTCCGCACGCGGCCTGACATATTCTGACATATTCGACTGGCTGACTGGTCCAGTCGGATGGACGGAAAAACGCTCCCGCGCATGCGCGGATTATCTGATCGGCCGCATAGACTACCGCACCTATTGCAAAGCGGACCGTTGACCTCTCCTCCGCGCTTCATTCGAAAGAGTGGAGCGAAAGGGTAGGCCACCTATCCGCAACCAATCCAAAGCATGAAAACCATTCACGAAATCATCCAAGAAATCCAATTTTTCGACCCTGCAATCCGCGCATTTGACGCGCACGACCTACCGCAATCCGTCCGCGCGTACCTGCACCACAACTACCGCATGGACGCGCGCCTGACGGACGAGGAGCAACAACTTGTTGAAACCTCATTCGAGCCGTTCGCCGACAACATCCGCGAAGCATTTCAGGACGATCCAAGGCCTGACGCAACTCGGTTCTATCTGTTCGACGATCTTAGTCTGTACGTCAAAACGAATGCCGGACCGGAGCTATGGGCCGACGCGCAGGTATTTGTCGTCGAACGAATTCTCCCGAGCATGCGCCTGACGCGCCTTGAAGCGGACTTGATGCGCGAAATCGGAATGGACGATCAGGTCAGCGAGGTCCGCGACGACTTTTTCTCGGCCTTCGCGCATGTTCTCCATCGCGACTGCGGCATCCCGCATTGCGACGCGCGCGAACACTGGAACGCCTTTTCGCGCCAGCTATCGGACTACGCATGCGAGTCAATCGTCCTGGGCGGCGGCGAATCAGGCCGCGCCGAAGGCCTTCGTTTCGCGTCGGAATACAGTGTCAACGCCTGAATCCAATGAAAACCCATACCCCCGGCCCTTGGCATGTTGTTTCCGATCCGCAATGGGAAGGAAAGCATCCGAATCACTCGCACCGTTTTATCTGCAATGTTCCCGCGTTCGCGCAGGTTTATCCTCCGACCGAGGGCGAGGATGACGGCTGGCAAGTGTTCCATGATGACGTTGGCAGAACCATCTGCCACATGACCGACACCATTGAAATCGAATCCAACGCGCGCCTAATCGCCTCCGCGCCCGACTTGTTATCCGCGCTTGAATTTGTTTCTGGCATTTTGTCTCAACCGGTTTTTCGGAATGATTCAATCGACTCCGCGTCGTCTTCGATCATGCGCAATGATGCGAAAGTGGCATTGCACCATATCGCAAATACAATCGCCAAGGCAACCGGAACCAACGCATGAAAACCAAACAACCAACCTATCGCGAACTTTACCTTCGCGCCTATGCGGCCCACGCGCAAGAGGAGGGCAAATATCAGCGTCTGCTTTACATCACGCGCAAGATTGCGAAAGCGATTCCTGCAGGGCATGAAGTCTTGAAAGATTGGGAAGATTGGGAACAACAAATCGAAGAGAACGAAAAATGAATCTATTACAATGCACAAGCCATGCCCCGTGGAAGGCTGAATTTGGAAGGAGCGGATGGTGCGTTCTGTCCGCACGGGGAGAAGGGGTTGCGTGCGTTCGTGAGGACATGATCCACGGTGAGGCAAACGCCATCCTCATTGCCTCCGCCCCCGATCTTCTCTCCACGCTTGAACGTCTAGTGCATCCAATGGCCGACGACGACGACCTAGACTACGCGCGCGAGGTAATCAGGAGGGCGAAAGGCCAGTGATTCAAACCGGGGGTGCGCGCATCCGTTCCACGCGCAACAAATCCAACGAAAACCACCCAAAACCGCATCAAATCATGCATCCATTGCTTCTCTCGGCCCTCATCCAAGTCGAATCCGGTGGAAACGATCATGCCAAAGGCCGTCACGGCGAGCTTGGCGCGCTTCAGATCAAATCGATCATGGTCCGCGACGTGAATCGGATCATGGGGACGCACTACGCGCACCAACAGGTAACCAACCGCGCCGTCTCGATCTTCATCGCGGAAAGCTACTTCGCGCATTACGGCAAACACCTCAGCGACGAATCTTTAGCTCGGATCTGGCAAGGTGGGCCAAAAGCCCTTAAAAGATCATCATCACGCGCCTATGGCCGCCGGGTCATGCGCGAACTGGAAATGCAACTCGCAGGTATAAACAAAACTCGACAGTAAAAACTCTATTTTCAACGGACGGTAAAACAGCACAAACCAATGAAACTAACCATTCAATCGAAGCAGAACGCTCAGACGATCATCGACTTGTTCAATGCCATCGTGACTGGCGAAACCGAGGAACATGGAGCCACGCCCATGAGCATCTATGATGACGACAAACACATATGCAGCATCGTCGCCGCGAACGGCTCTCAGATTCTGGAGCTGATCATCGAGCGCGAGGTTGGGGACAGGTTGTGTCCTGCGTTCGAAGGCAACCCTGATGATGAGAAACTGCCATGAGCCGCAACATCCCGCTCAGCGAGCTGATAACGACGCTCGAAAGTTTGTCGGACATGATGCAATCGCCCATGCTTATGGAAGCATCCTATCGACTCGACACTGTCAACAGCGCGCTATACTGCCTTGAACACGCGCTTTTCTACGTCCGCATGTATCGGTCAGCCGATAATACAGGCGATGGCGAGAAGCGACGCCAAGAACTCATCGACGACTCGGAAGCACTCATCAAAATCATCCGCGAGGGAGGACTCTACCCATGAGCCGCAATCTATTCGCCCCGCCCCGCTTCAAGGTTCAAATCAGCGGCGCGATTGGCTGGAGCGACTTAAAGGAACGGGTCGTTCGATTCGAAACGCTCGAATACACCACGCGCAAGGAGGCGGAAACGACAGCGCGAGAACTG